GAACTGCTCGCCTACTTCTGGGCGTATCATAACAACTTTTATAGGTTTGCCAACTAGTTTGTGCGATACCCTAGGTGGAGCCTTAACTGGGACTGCTTCACCATCCATGCGAACCATTACCCAACTAGGGTTTGGGCATTTGCGGATAACTAGATAATCTCCCTCATAGGTGGTGTCATCTTGAGGTTCCACGGGGGAATCAAGGGTTTCTGGCTTAGCTTTAGGTGGGCGACCGCGCTTTGCTGCTTTCTTAGTTGGTGCTGTTTTCATGGTTTAGTTTAGATTTCATGTATCGAATCGCATGTTCAAGGGTTTCAATCTCCTCCGTAAGTCTAGGGGTTTTCCCATATTCTTCCATTTTTGCTCTTTTAAGATACGCTTCCTTTAGGCAGTCAATGATAAGTTCCTCGGCAACTATCGGTTTGTTTTGAGTCTTCATAGCTTGTCAGTAGCCTCCTGCTCCTTGTCTTGTAGCAAGATTTCTGGTTTCGTCAACATGATCTATTCCTGCAATGGCGGCGTAGCGCAGAACATCAACTGGATCTTTCCATGCTTCCTTTAGTCCCCCATCACCCGTGTATTCACTTAGGGCTTGGATGATGTTCTCACACTCTGAAGAGACATAGAAATGCGGTCGGTTGACCGAATCTGCAGGTCTAGTGGTGTCCCATGACATCTTGCCAATAAGCGCCTGTAGCCCATCGTCGATGTCTAACCCTGGGGCTGGAATACAAACCATTCCAGCGTCATTCAAATCTTCAATAATACTCGATGCCCCATCTGCTGACTGGTATTTTGCAGCTCCAAGGCGAGGGTCGATCAGTCTCTCAAAGATCTTTTCATCCCCCTCTAGCTCGGCAATCAAGTCCATGTAGTCACGAATACCAAAACCTTGGCCCTTAGCCCCTTGTCCCGGCATCCACTTACCACCCTTCCATTCAGCCCAGTCACCTACATCAACACCCGGCCATTCACGATATACCCAAAATGTGCCAGACGCATCCACAGCAATCCAAGCCATAAACCAATTCTTCGCACCCGCTGGGTCAATAATCTGATAGCGAGTAACATTCGTAGTTGGGATCTTTGATGGCTGGACAACATTGACTTCTTTATTGAACTTGGGAAACTTGGTGGCGTGGGACTTAACTGGAACCCCGTACGCGCGAATTAGAATCTCCTCCCGAGGCCTTCCAACTAGGGTCTCCTTGATTCGCTCGTAGCCACCGAAAGGATTATCCTTGCTATGGAAGTAGTGGACGCTGGCATTGCGCTTTTTACTCCGTTGGACATAGGGTACAAGCTCGCCGTTGAGCAGCTCAGCCTCGACGCTCTGGACGCTTGTAGCACCATCTAAGTATTCCTTAATAACTTCCGTCCACCCATCAATCGGGGTAAATGTTACCAGCATCTTGGAGTTGCGGGTAGCGAGACGGAAGCGTAAGGTGTCAATGAGCTCATTACCAAGTAAGTACTCATCGAGCCATACGCCAATATTGTGCCACTGGGGGTCACGGCTACCAAGCTCCGCGCCTTCTAGGATAGTTGGGTTATTCTGATACTGAGAGTAGGTCTTAAAGATAATCTGTGATGCATTGGGTAGAATCAACGAGTTATCTGTGAACCCGTTCTTCTTCGTGTACGAAATGTAAGCGTTAGCCGAGGTTTGCTTTGTCCTCATCTCATGCGGCAACCAGTTCCATACTGCGCTTTGTTGCTGGCGGATGCTGACCTCCGAGGTCTGAGCGAAACAAAAGATCTCCGATTTTGGGTTTTCAATGGCGGCTTTGACCACGCAGTAAGAACCCCACGCAGTTTTTCCTGAGTTGTGATGGGGAACTCCCGCTACAATGTAGTTATTGTAGACTGGCACATGGAAATCCCAGACATAATCTTCTCGGAGGTAATTGATCTTGACAACTCGGCGGGAATAGATAGGGTGTCGGTATGCCGAAGCACAACTCAATAACTTACCCAATAGATCAAATACGCTTTTGGATTGCTGAAGGATGGACTCAAGCGAATATCGCGGAAAAGCTGGCAAAGGAGCTAGATCCACGCGTGACCCCGAAGCTAATTTACAAGGTTTGCAAAAAGCACGGGATACAATGTCAGCGGACAGGGCCACGAAGCGGCGAAGGACATCCCGAATGGAAAGGTGGCAGAATCGTGAACAAGGACGGGTACATTGAGCTTTATTGCCCGAATCACCCGAACGCTCGCAAACACACGCGCTACATTCTTGAGCATCGTCTAGTGATGGAGAAACATCTTGGTCGATATTTAACCCGCACGGAAGTTGTTCACCACAAGAACGGAGTGAAAGACGATAATCGCATTGAGAATCTTGAGCTGTTTGAGAGCAATGCTCGCCATCTTGAGGTGACTCTAAAAGGTTGCGTCCCGAACTGGACTGAGGAGGGCAAGCGCAGAATGGGCTTGAAAGCTCGTCGTTCAGCTTAATGTCTCCAACTGGCATCCACCCCAATTTGTGAAGGACGAGGTGAGACTTCGAACAACGAAATGATTCGCCATTATCTAGAATAACTTCGTAAATTTCCTGCTTGTCTTTCCTGAAGGATGGCTGTGCTTTGGCTACAACCACCTTCTTTCCATCCCAAGCGTGTACATGGAAATCAAATCCAAGCTCGTCAACGCGCTTACTACGCTTTAGGACTGGATCATAGATCTCCTGCTCTGGGGCAAGACAACGATTTCCCCCAAGTGCCAGAACCTCAGAGACTTGCGCTAGTTGCTCTTCAGCTTTCTCCCAGTGCGGAAGCCTAAATCCGTATCGAAATGGATCTTTCTCGGCGTTCTCGATAGCCTCATGGTAGATTCGATGAAGCTCAATGAGATCATCTGGCTCCATCAAGGCTACCTCGTCATCGCTGGGAGGCTGAAGGATTGGATGTTTGCGCCACTGCATTACTTGGTTTTGTATGCGTCTGTCTCCATAAGGATGTCTTTGATATGGTAAACGCTCCCGCATTCCTCGCATCCAAAGGTATCCTCCTCCGCTGGAAATGATCCTCTATTCCCGTCAACAAAGTGAAGCTCTCGACGCTTCTTACAATGTTTGCATACGCCAATGAAGGGTTTGACGAACTTCTCCAGCACCACATTCCAAATCTTAGCGTCAAACTTCTCTGCTAGATACGAAGCGTAAACGCTGGTGTGGCACTTGTGCTGAACGCCGTCATGCTCGACCATGTAGTGGCAAACAAGGTTGCCTCCATCCTTAGCGTAATCAACGTATCTTGATTCTGGTTCTTTAATCATTGGCATGTCCGTTCAAGAAATGTGCTTCAGCTTGATCAAGAACACTCTCAATCGAGTTACCCTTAAATACCAAAATACCATCCACCTCGCCCAAGCAAACACAATTAGATGGATTCCCAACATGAAACGCCCATTTATATTCAATGTAGTCACTATCATGCCTATAAAGCATTGATTCCTTGTCTCCATCTATTGAGGCTAGAAGGCTGTTAATTCTTTCATCTGTTGTTTTTGTATTCATAGTTTTATTCAATTACTTCGGCTTCAACTGCTTGAGCTTTGACTTTATTGGCAATCCTTGACTTGGCTTCTGCGATCATCTTGGCGGCATCATCAATAGACGGCCCCTTTCGATGCTCGACAATGGTACTTGCCATGCCAGAGAGCTGTCCAGCCTTATCGGTCATAATGCCAATAGTCAACGCCAATCGGTCTGGTGAGATAGCCTTGAGCTGGTCTGGATCACGGCTCAGTTGTTCTGCTTTCTCAAACAAAAGGTCTGTGTACTCAGCGGCAGCAATGGCGTAGCGTTTTGAGAACTCCTTGCGCTTTGACTCCAGCGTGTCGTTATGCCTCCACTCCAGCGCACGAACAGTCTCATGCGTCACCTTGCACTTTTTGGCAATAGCATTGATACGCCCACCCTGTGCCAGCATCCAGAGGATCTGTGCCGCCACATTCGGGTTGTAGTTCTCGATAGTGTTCCGAGGGAATTGCTTAGCCCTTTCCTTGACCTCAAGGAAGAACTCTTTCATCGCCTCTTTACTATCAATCGCTGATAGGTCTTCGTCGCTCATTTGGTCTTCTTGCCGT